CACGGCAGACATATTGATTGACGGGTTGTCGTTTTCGATTTGGATTGCAGACGGATTTGAGTCCGTAAATACTTACAATGGAAACTTCAACACCATCGCGATTGATTTTGAGGACAATAAGGGAGTTTACAATATGCTTAATGAAATGAGATTCAGCGATGCAAACAAGTCTCACATTGATGCCAAAACGAGAGAGTTCCACGCACTAAAAAAAGAACTAGGGTTATGAGAAACGGAATTAAATGCGCATTTCCATCAGACAGAACAACACACACAGACGGAGGACTAACCAAGCGAGAATACACAGCGATTAAAATGATGGCAGCACTTATAAGTAAAGGCGACCACCTTCAAAGGGATATGTTACACATGGACGCACAGATAGCAATTCAAGCAACAGATGCAATACTAAACGAACTAGGGTTATGAGAAACGAACGAACGATTGAAATCAAATTTAAAGGCGCGGGACTAGATGTCACGGTTAACGAGGATGGTCACGTTATGGATGTAGTTTATGAACGCCACAATGTTAACAGGCTAATGTTTGACCTAGGGCATAACGATGACATTCAGACATTAACGACCGAATCGATAGCCGAGCAAGAACAAGAGATTAACGAGCAATTAAAAGAAAAGAAATAATGACAGTAGCAAAATTATTAAAGCACGACTTTGCCAAAGGTGATTTAAAGTTATATGATTCCAATGGTAATAAAACCTACTATGAGAACTCAGATGGGTTTTGGTCTAAGAGAGAATATGATTCCAATGGTAATAAAACCTACTATGAGAACTCAGATGGTACTATTGAAGACAACAGACCTAAAGAAAATTATGGTGGTAAAACCGTTATTATTGACGGGATTGAATACGAATTAAAAGCAAAGAACAAATGAAAGATTTATTTAAATTCCTAGTCACGGCTAGCGAGCGAATCGACACGGCTAAGTCTTACCACAACACAACCGATAGTCTAGGCTCGGAACTCAAACAACGTGAGGGCAAAGCCAACAAGCAGGAGCAAGACGTTCTTCAGCTATTCCATAAGGATGCAAACAGGATGCTATCACCTGAGCAGGTTTTAAACTACTTCCAAGCTACCAATCCAACTAAGTATGGCAACGTGCCAATAACTTCAATTAGGCGTTCCTTTAGCAATCTTAGGGGGAGTATTGTAAAGACGAACTCAAAGATTATGGGGGATTACGGGCGCATGGTTTCAATTTGGAAATTGAAGGAATGAATAAAGCGATAGAGAATTTAACGGAAATAGAAAACTGGCTTAACGGTTTAGGTGAGAGTTGGAATCTATTCGGTCACGTTGACAAGGGAAAGCATCTAGTTAAAGAGGCGAAGAAATCAATAGAACTAATCGAATGAACCACATCAAAATGATAATCTGCAAGCAACTACTGAAGGACAAGCAGACCGAAGTAATAGCACGAATCAAACCACGAACGAAGACCATGAGCGCACTTGAACACGCTGAGACATACAAGTTAGCGCACAAGGAACTTGAAGCTATTGCAGCGGAGATATGGGTTCTTGATAATTGGTAAAAATAAAGCGGAATGAGAATAAATAGAACATGGGCAATGCCTAATAAATTAACCTTTACAATCAAACCTATAAAGGAAATAGTAGAGCGTTATGTATTTACAAGTGATGTTATTATAGACCCATTTGCTAATCAAAGCAAGTACGGAACTATAACAAACGATTTAAATGATGAGTTTAAAACAGATTACAATCTCGATGCGCTTTCATTTTTAAAAGAAATGGAAACGGGATGTGCTGATTTGGTTTTGTTTGACCCTCCCTATTCAATAACACAAGCTGCTGAATGCTACAACAGTTATGGTAAAGATAAGCTAGAACGCAGCGTTTCAAACATGGGTTATTGGAGCGACTGCAAAAACGAGGTTGCTAGAATTTTAAAAACTGGTGGTGTTGTCTTAATTTGTGGATGGTGTAGCGGTGGACTTGGCAAGAACAGGGGGTTTGAAATGATTGAAATATTACTTGTTCCCCATGGTGGAACTAGAAACGATACAATAGTAACAGTAGAAAGTAAATTTGTAAACAATTTATTTCAGCCCACGCATTGAGGATTGAAAAGTAAAGTGTATATTTACACTCGTCCTATGACACGGACTGAATAAGACAAGTATGAAATTTAAAACTATTCGTAAGAGGAAGTAACAAAGGGCGCAGCCTGCTTGTCGGCTCACTTTGTTCTTGGTTGTCAGCCAAGCCTCTTGCGGTATTTTTACAATGGCAAACACAACTAGTAAAGAGTACCACTACCAAGTTTACGTACTAATTAACGAAACGACACCAATATACGTTGGTTGTACATCTTGCATATCAACCAGAGTTAAGGCTCATAGGAGCAGGGGTAAGAAGTTTACTGACTATGTAATAGTTAAGTCCTACGATAATAAAAAGGACGCTCTAATAGCTGAGAACTCACTAATCAGATACCTATCAATTTTCGGTAATCCTGAAAATGTTAATGGTAAATTCTGCGATTTGAGTTATTCGAGCATGTATAAAAAATCAAACCAATGAACCACTTTAAAGGATGGATAAAGCTATACAGAAGCCTATCAGAAAAGGGTTGGTATGTCAAGAGTGAGTATGTCCATTTATGGGTTCACTTGCTTATGAAGGCTAATCATAAGGACGCTGAGTTTTGGTTTAACGGAGCGAACATAAAAATCAAACGTGGTCAAATGGTAACTGGTCGAAAGGCACTAAGTCGCGAAACTGGAATTTCAGAAAGTAAGATAGAAAGGATTCTAAAGTGCTTTGAAAGCGAACAACAGATTGAACAGCAAACGAACAACAGAAGTCGCTTAATATCAATCAGTTACTTCGATAAGTACCAAGCAACCGAACAGCCAACCACACAACAAGCGGACAGCAACCGAACAACAGATGAACAACAAGCGGACACAAACAAGAATGCTAATAACAATAACAACAATAAAGAACAAAGAGAACTAACCTTTCGCGAACAAGTCGCTCAACACACAACTTATGAAAGTTCAATGCTTGATTCATTTGCTGATTACTGGACTGAGTCAAATGAAAAAGGAAAGAAGATGAAATTTGAAATGCAAAAAACCTTTGACATTGTCAGGCGTTTGAAGACTTGGAGCAACAACGGGTTTGATAATAAGAAACCAGCCGACAAATTAGACATAGACAACACAAAAGATTCAGATTACCCTAGCATAATATAAACATGAACATAGACCAATATTTAGAATCACTAAAGAGCAAGACGTTAAACTTCAAGCTGAAGGGCTTTGATGAAGACAAATTTCAGAGTGCGCGAGACACGTTTGTTAAATGCGCTAAAGAAGTTCTGCCAACATGGAGCGACCTAAACCCTAGAATCACAGACCAGATAGTCTATTATTGCATCCAGTCGGACAAATTCAACGGGGACTTATCCAAAGGTCTGTTGATGATGGGTAAGACAGGAACGGGCAAAACGGTACTACTTCAAACGCTTTCAATGTTTCTTGGCTACTCAAACAAATTCAGGTTCAAGATTTACAGCGGCTTTGAGATGGAACGGGTTTACATGAAAGACCCACTAGACCAACAAGTGTTTAACCTAGAGCAAGCGTTAAAATCAAAGATGTTCGGGATGGATGACATAGGCGAGGAACACGCAGCGGTGAAGCGTTATGGGACTGAAATTAATGTAGGTATAGAAACCCTTACCCTAAGGCATTTAGAGTTCATGAAGAAAGGTAATCTAACCTTTGCGACTACCAACTTAACGCCCGATATGTTCACGACAAAGTACGGTGCAAGGATTGAAAGCAGAATACACGAGATGTTTAATCTTATTGGAGTAACTGGCAAAGATTTAAGGAAAAATAAATGAAAATAAATTGCACGCGTATTAAGTAAATACTTATATTTACATAAACAAACACGGAAACGATGACACTCACAGTAAAACAAATTAGAACGATTCTTTTTTATACCGATAAATACACGGTAATTGATGCAGACGAAAGAACTAACGAAGACTCAAGAAATCTACTTTACGGATTGAGCAACCAAGATGAATTATTTAACGTAATCGATAACGATTCTCACCTCTTAATATGGAAATGAAAGACATCAAACAAATCAAAAAGCATCTAGGTATCGGAAACGCTCAAATCTCAAAGGAGTTCGGGTATAAAACACCAGCTTGCTATGCGAACAGCTCAGCAAAGAAACGGCTTGAGAAAGGGATTGAGTATATTTTTAACGCTGTGCATGATAGCAAATGACCTATCTAATTGTGCTTATTGGGAGCAGGTCAAAGCTGAATTGAAAGCGATGTCGTAGCCTTGCACACAACGGTTTGGATATGGTGTGTGGCTTTTCGCAATGCATTATATACCGTGTTATGTGTAGTTAATTTTAAAATTATAATTATGAAATACATAAACTTTAACGATGATAAACTTCCGATTGGCAAAAGAAAGCAGGCTTATGTAAAATGGGCTGTAAGTCAAGGAACGAATATTATTGAAGCTAAAAGACAAGCAAATAAAAAATTTGGATTTGAAAAAAAGGCAGGAATATTTGCTATTGTAAAGGATTGGAGCGGTCGAATAGAGCAAAGGTCTTTTACTGGTACTCAAGAAATATTTGCAGGATACGATTTGCGTAAATATGAAAAGTGTAATTGGGCTGAAATATGGGATGATGCTGAAATGTTAAAAGTAAAAAAAGAGGCAAAAGAAAAAGGATGGGATGTTATTGAGGTGTCACTGTATTCTTAATTACACATAACGTTTAGTATAAGGTGCGTAGCTTTCATTAACACAATTTTAAGACGATGACACAACAAGAAAAAAACAGAACGATTGAGATACTGGAATTTTACGGGGCAATGATTGGTAACGACTCAGACGAATGCACCCACCTAATCAAAGAGGTTAGACAATTCAAAGTGCAAGCACCTAAGATAATTGGCTACGAGTATTTTTGTGAACAACACGGTGACAAAGTATGGTCGGACGTTATGCAATACTCTGAACGCCTAGGTATTCCATTTGACTTGCTAGCAAACAATTCAAGGAATGGCAAACTAACCATAGCGCGGAACGTTATTTGGTATGTGATTATAAAGGAACTCGGAGGGTCAGACCATATCAATAATATGTTGGG